ACTACTTCATTAAAAGTTCTTTCATAAAAATCTACAGTGTCACTTATATCAACACCTTCATCCATGGCATTACTTTTAATTTTTGCCATAGTAATTCCAAAGTCATCAGACTTTGTTCCTGAATACATAATTTTCATTACTAAATCATCATTATCTAATTGATCTACTAAATCATCAAACATATTAGATCTAACCACAGCACCCATATCAACAGTATCAAATATACCTTGACCTGCATCTTCAACTAAGTCAGCTACAAAAAGTTTTTGTTTTGTAGTTTTAGCACCTAGATTACTAATTATACCTTTAGCCTTATTTAATTTTCTTGCATTCTCATCCATTGTAAATGCTGACATTTGTTCATCAGTTACAAATGGTCTATCTAAATCTGGTTTGTCAAAATAACCTTTACCAAATTTTCTATCAACTAAGTCTTGTACAACATCTTCTTTGCTTTTAGTAAATTCAACTACTTCATCAATAGGTTTCTTGGTTCCTGAGGCCTGAGTCATGATACCAGTATCAAGAGTGGATATGTTTTCACCTTGTGAGGTAATTTTTCTTTTAGCCTCTTCCATAATCATCTCTTCTTCGATTGGATTAGGATCTCTTTTAGTTTGTTTTTTGAAACCTTTTTTAAGAGCATTAAAAGCTGCAGTTATTGTTTTATATGGTCCCATAATTAATAATACGTCCTCTGTTGTGGAGGCATTTTATCCTCCTCATAATCTTCAGGGTGCTTGATCAAACCTCCCTGTCTAAATCTCATTACAGCTTGCGTCATGGAATCCACTAGATCATCATGGTCTCCGTAAGGAAAAGCTGCACATTCCTCAATGACTTCTTGTGCGAAGTCCATATCTTTGGGCGCCCATATCAGTCCCGACTCAAAGAGCGGAGATACTGCGTTTACCCTCGTGTGTTTATCATTACCACGCGATGGTGAGAAATTTATAACAGGAATACCCATTTTGCGCAACTCATAAGTTAGAGGCAGACCACTGGCTTTAGATTCAATGATTACAGTTTCAGGGTTCCAGTAACCATATTGTTCAAGAGCAATACGCCGGAGTTCAGGAAATTCATATCTACCTTTTAATGCATCAACTAAAATTAAACTTGGTGGGGCATCTTCATTTTCTTGAAACACACCCCACGTTGTTATTGCACTATAATCAGCTGTCTCCTTTTTCATAAATGCAGTGTCATAAGATTGTATAATATGTTGCAATGGTGGCATGTCTTCCTCTTGCCAATCTCTCCACCACTCACGTTTTATTAAAGCTCCTTCTTCTGAAGTTGGGTTTTGCATATACTGTGCATTCCATTTACTCAGAGGAATACTAGCTTTAACAGATTCTAAATCTTTTAAATTCCAATACTCCGGCCAGACAGGTTTACCTGAAGGTAAGATAGCAGGAAACTCTACAATTTCCCACTGATCAGATTTAATTCCTTTTTGAGCATTTAATAATCTACCTGTTAAATCTTTTTCATTCCATCTTGTCATGATAACAACAATTGATCCACCAGGTTGAAGACGTTGTCTAGGTCCTGATGTGTACCATTCATAAGTTCTTTCAAGAGCTTGGTTGTTCATAGCATCTTGTTCAGTATGTGGGTCATCAATAATTAATAGATCAGCTCCCCGTCCGGTAATAGCAGAGCCAACACCAGCAGCATAGTATTCACCACCTTGTTCGGTTTCCCATTTACCTGCAGCTTGAGAATCAGGATTAAGCCTAGTTTTAAAAACTGATTTATATTCAGGTGAATCCATCAAAGCTTTTGCTTTACGACCAAACCTTACAGATAATTCAGTTGTGTTAGTAGATTGAATAATTTTTAATTTAGGGTTTCTGCCTACCATCCACGCAGGTAAAAGATAAGAGCCAAATTCAGACTTGGTATGTCTAGGTGGCATATTAATAATTAATCTTTTAATTTTACCTTGGGCTAGTTTATCAAACTTATCTGCAATTTTTTTATGATGTTTACCTTCTATAAAATCAGGCCAGACATGTTTTACAAAATCCATAAAATTATTTTGTATTCCAGTGGTCTTTTTCTTCTCACCATACTGCGCAGCTAATAAAGCAAATTGTCTTCTGACATCAGCAGGTAATTTATCAAAGTTCTTTAGTTTATCTTTATCTATCATAGCAAAAAATTTTTCCGCAAAATTTTTGCAGAATTTTTTTGGAAACTCAAAAAGTATTTTACAGGTTTAAATGTATGAATCAAGCCATAAAGGGGATAGTCTGGGACCCCTTTTCTGCAAATAAAAAAACAATTATTTAATTAATTTAAAATTTAGGATGGACCCTGGTACCTCTATCAATTAAGAAGTACCAGGAAAGAGAGAGGTTTAGTCTAGTAATGTCATGTATGCTTTAGCATTCATTCTACTAAACATAGATAAACCTTGTTGTACTAAAGTATAGTTCTCTAGTTCTTCATCTAGTTTAATCTGATCGTATAACTTAGCCTCTTCTTCAGTTAACATCTCAGATTGACCTGAGTATGGGTTAGTTCTTTTTATATTTCTTTCTGTCATATCTGGGACCATATAGGATAAGTCAAGCATTGTCAACCCTTTGTATTGTAGTTCTTGGACCCCAATGCTCATTGCTCTCGGTTACCTTATGATAACCCCCACTCTCTCGTCTGTGTCTGATAAACTCAATCGGTCTGCCCTGTTCAATACTTTCCATATGTACATTTAACCAATCGTGCTCACAAGCTTGACTACAAAAGTATTTACCTCTTGTATTATTATAGTAGTGATCTCTATAGCTTTGGTCCATATTTACAAGTGCATACCTACCTCTGATTACACCTCTAGATTTTAGAAACCTGTCTTGTGTAGTTCTAGTATGGCAGTCTGGTCCTTGGCAAAAATGTTTATTCGGCATCTGGAATACCCCCAAACATTGTCATTACTCCACCAAATAAAAGTAATATTGAAACTACATAATGCGATGAATGTAATGTCACAACAAAACCTAGAAAGACTAGTAGAAACCCTACTAGCAACATTGTAAGTCTAAAAAATATTTCCATTAGTACCTCACATTCCAAGTTTTTTTAGCTGTTCTATAACCTTGTGCGTCAAGGTCAAAGTAAGTCATTAAAGCATCGCCAATTTTAGACTGCCAAAATCTTGACTTGCTATCCCATTTACCATTCCTAGTAATATGTTTTTTATCTTTGTTTGAGTAGTATGTTATTTTAAAGTGTTTATCTTGTATCATTCTTTCCTCTCTTTCTATGGGTATCCTATACTAAATAGGATACCCTGTCAAATGTTAATTTAAACTTTCTTCGTATTGTTTTCTAGCCAATATCTTTGCCTCTCTTGATTGATTTTTATTCTTCATACCTTTAATCATACTTGCTAGATTACTAGGATTGTAGATAGTTAAACCTGTTGAGTTAGTTCTTATTAACTCTGCCTCATCAAGTTCAATACCAAGTTCAGTAGCCAACTCAATACCCTCTGATAGATACCTGTATGCTTTCAATCCTATTTTTAATTGGTCGCATTGTTTTTGAATTGTATCAATCCAAGTTTGATGTTTAGAAACTAAATTGCCTTTTGCAGTTCGCCAAGTTTCAAACGCTTGGTATTCATCTTTGGTACAAGCTATTGCTCTTGAACGACAATAAGATGTTCCAATAACATCAAGATAGTATGGGTCATCAAAACCTTTTGATATACCAATATTATTTTCACTGCGATCATAACTACTATTATGAGAATATCCCAATGCTTTCATACATTCTTCAACATGTTTTGTTTTGTGTGGATTATCTTTGTTTTCATTTTGTTGAGCATAGATATCTGGGTTGCAATCTTTTGCTTTTAGTTCTTCTCTAAAATATGCAACTGCAAACTTTTTACCCTCTTCATCACTATACTCACTACCATTTAGATTGCCAAACAAACCAAAATCAAAGTGTGATTTAGTTTGTTTTTCTTTACCCTCATCATCAACATCTTCATTGTGTGCAAAATAAAAACATTTATCTTTTGCAACAACATCACATGGGTCGCCATATTTCTTTTTGAAAGTTCTTAATACTGCAACATCTTCTTTTGGATAAGACCTCTCAACCACATCTTTTGCAAGTTCGTGAGCTACCTCATATTTATAAGTGACATCTTCTCTTGCTTGAAGATATGCTTCTCTTTCCTGTGTGTCCTCATTCTCAAAGACATTTTTTATTTTATTAAAGAGTTTGTTTCTTAACTCGGTGTTCATTCTTATTTTAGACATTGTGTCCTCTCTGTTAGTTTATTAATTTAATATTTTTAATTTACACTATTGACATTCTTTGTCAATAGGATTATATATAAATTTCCTATCTTGCTTGATTAGTTAACAGCAATGTATAACCTGAAGAGTGGTAGGAATAATCAGTCATTATTGACTGTGAGTATAAACACTAGAACACGGGTGAAGATAATTGGGGTACCGGTCCAATGAGACTAGATAACTGACGATCTCTAGGCCCCGCGTAGCATAGTGGCTGATTATTATTTGGTGGCTGAGCCTTTAGATCCTTGCCCGGGGCCCGGATCTATAAAGACAAGTGATGTGTGAATTGACACAAGGTACTTGGCAGCCTCCTAATGAAAAGGAGATTTAAGAGATGAAAAGAATTAAACACAACGACTTAACACACTATTTCTTGCGGGACCACTCAACGCTCCCGCGGGCGTACCTGGCCAGCTGTGAAAAGTTTTTTAAAAGAATAAAGCTTGAACCTTTAGCGTGGCTTCAAGCTCCAAGCAGCAAGCCACAAGCTTCAAGCCGCAAGCTTGACAAAGTAAAAAGATTATAGTATAGGATAAAAAAGGAGAAAGTATTTATGAAAGTAAAAGAAGCAGAAAAAATCACAGGGTCAATGACTCGAACAAGTAAAATGCCAGGCCTGAGTATTAGTCTTCCAGCCTGGGAGTGTAAGACAGGCAGCAAGCTTAGAAAAATTCCTGGCAGTGTCTGCGCTAGTTGTTATGCCCTGAAGGGTAACTATACAAGATATCCAGCAATTAAAGCGGCGCAATATGTAAGACTCGAAGCCTTGAAGGATAAGACTGGACCGCTGCGATGGTGACTCAAATCATCAGGCAAAAATATTTCAGATGGCATGATGCAGGGGACGTCCAAGATCTAGATCATTTAAATAAAATTTTTGAAGTCTGCAGGTTGACACCTGACACAAAGCATTGGATGCCAACGCGGGAGGCCTGGATTAAAAATCATCTTGAGCATAAACCTTCAAACCTGGTGATAAGATTC